CTCATTAAAATGAACATGATTAATAATATCCATTTACTGCAAACTCTGAAATCAAAGAAAGTATTTGATCTCATGGCAGAACTTGATCTTGTGAAACCTGAAGACTTTGCTAATCTTCCGATTTCTCAGGATTTTATGGTTTCTTTTAAGGGTGTTTGTCAAGCCCTTACTACGAGCATATCTTCGTATGTTTCATATGCATACAAAGATCGTAGAGATTCCGATTATCTTCCAGACTTAGAACCTGTAATGGTCAATTCGAGACTATTATACGTTTATCTACTACAACTCTACAGTAAGACACCGACACCTGCTTTAACGGATAAAATCCGGATTGCACACGTCGATAATTACTTACAAGCCTACATAGATGAACGTATTGAGTCTGAGATGACTATACAGGATCTGGAGTCTAAGATCAGTTCTTTAACCAGAGACCTAGTAAAAGTCAGAGAAGATCTTAATCGCTGTAAAATATACAGCGAGAAAGCTCAATCTGATCTTTCTTCAACGATCTCAGAATTGCGTGGAGAGATTTTATTCTCCTTCTTTGGATATACTATTCATGCTCACTAATGAGTACAACAACAAACCCCTTCAACTCTGATCGAGGCGATAGATATGAAAGCGAAGCCTTTAAAACGGTCCGCCCGTAGCGCAACAAGGATTCATCATCCTGGGAGCTCCACGAAATATATGCTGTCTCCTCTATCTTATGCTGATGCTCTAGCTATACCGAGGAATTTGTCGAAGCCATTCATATCACTTGTTGGTGTATGGATTTCTTCGTGTGGTATAGAAGATACTGTAAAGAGACTCAAGTCGATTAAAACTGACTTGATACGATCAAAAGCTGGTTTGCCTATGATCGCTCCTTATGTGGCTCGGAATCGTAGAAATACGATGTTCCGGGGTCCACTGAAAGGTCTCCAAAAGTATTCATCTCTTTCCGATAGGAAGTTTTCCGCTATTGTACAATTAATGGGTATTTATACCCTGTACTATGCTGATCACCTCCTTGAAGCTCAAGAGGAAAAATTCCTTAAGAGCGTGGAAACAGATGACCCCCCAATCGATCGTGATATTCTCGAATTGATTGAGAGAGCTTCTTATATCCTAATTCCTTGTTCTAAACTGCCTAAACCACCATCCCTTTTGGACCTCCCGGTATCCTCTTCAAAAAGAGAACCGCGTATTGACGGTAGTTCCGCACCTGAGGGTGAGGAAACACTTGATATTGCCTGGGAATGGTTTAACCAACTTTTCGAAAGAAAGGAAGAAAGCGTGATTCCACTCAGAAATTTATGCCAAGAAGTTATGGCAGATATTGAGGGTGGTTGGGGTTATTGGAAAAGGAATGTTCCTCCTTTAGTTGGAAGAATAGGCTTTATCCAAGAGCCTGGCCTGAAACTTCGGGCTGTGGCTAACCCTTCACGTTTAATTCAAGCAGCTATTAGACCATTAGGAATATATCTCTATGAACAGATGAAAAATCTGCCATGGGATTGTACACATAACCAATCAAAGGCGTTTCCTTTTATTCAGGAACGTCTTAAAAATCGGCATGTGGTACATTCCGTTGATCTAACTGATGCTTCGAATTTCTTTCCTCTCGATCTTCAAAGAATTATGCTCGAAAGAACTTTTCCTAATGATCTTGACTCTGTGGAAGCTTTTTTGTATGCTTGCACTGGTCTTTGGTTATATAAGAATCGTTTTGGAGATTGCCGTGGTTTGAGATGGAACAGAGGTCAACCGTTGGGATTATTCCCAAGTTTTCCTTCCGCCTTTCTCACACACGGTCTCCTTCTGTTTGGTTTGAATAATAACAAACATGAAGGTAAATTCTTTGTGTTGGGTGATGATGTGGTCATCCTCGATGATGAACTCCACCAGAAGTATCGCAACACTATGATGAGACTTTCTTGTCCCATCTCTGAGAGTAAATCTCTGTCATCAAATATTTTGGCAGAGTTTGCTGGTAAGATTGTGTTACCGAATATAATTATTCCTCAACTAAAGTGGCGAAATCCTTCTGACGATTCTTTTATTGATTTCGTCAGAAATTTCGGGTTACGTGCCGTTCGGCTTTTGAGACCGAGGCAGCGTGCCATTGCGCTTCGTATGGTAGAAATTCCATCATTTATGGGTGGTTTAGGTTTCAATCCTAGAGGTATACCTCTAGCAGAGCGAGTTTTTAACGCTTTGTGTGCGTTAAAAGAGGGTGTTGATGACTCATTTTTAATGAGTTACAACAGGTTTGTGAACAAATTAATTTATGATCACAAACCCTTCTGGACGGAGCTTTTCATCCGTCCAGTCGACTTCGACCTGAAGTCAATTGCCCTTGTTCTACGGTGCCTTCCAAGAGAAGAAATCCATTTTTCTCTCTACGGC